GAGTAGAAAAAACAAAGACTTAAACAGAAAAGTTGAGAAACAAACTCAAGACTTTCTAGGATTTCTATGGACTAATTGGGTTCTAATAGGCATAGGTTTTATGATGTGCTTTATATGGTTCTGTGTATGTTGGACTGTGTGTTGGATATTTACAAGCTAACTGTTGACTATTAGATATTTATAATATATAATAAGGAAAGATATGAGAAAAGAAATGTATGTAATAGCTATGCCTTATCCTTTTAATACTAAGCTACCTGATATTTTAGAAGAAGATGATGGTACAATAATGTATTTTAAAAATGAAGGAGAAGCTAAAAGTTTTTTACAAAACTTATATGACGAAAGACAAATACATATGAAAGCATTAATAGATGATAACATAGATATAATGAGAGTACAATGATAGAAAAATTAGAAGCATATGAGGTAGCATTAAGAGAAAAAGAAAAAGAAGTACATGGTTTAAGAGTTAGAATAAAAGAATTAGTATCAGTTGTATCTGATTTAAAAAAAGAACTGACTGCTATTAAAGTTCAAAGTGACTTTGGATATAACTTAGTTAATGAAAATCCAGATGCAGGACATATTAAAGATGAGTAACGATAGAGAAAGAAGATTAAAAGCTACAGGAAAATGGTTTCAAGGTAGCACTAAAAGAAACTTATGGATAAACCATTTGTTTCCTATACTTTTAACTGTAAGTTTTATATTTTATTTACTTACATTATAACAAGAGAGAGTAAGATGAATTTATTAGCAGACGAAATAAAAGAATTAATTAAAGAAAGATATTATGAATATATAGAAGAAGGTTATGAATCTTTTGAAGCTATGGAATTAGCTAAGAGAGATATACATGAATCAAAAGAAGTAGAGATAGATAGTTATAATAAAACATATGATGGTTCTTTTGAGGTTGACTAATAGTATTTAATACTATATAATAAAATTTTTAATGGGGATTAATATGGATAAAACATGGCTAGACAGGGGTGCTTGTCCTAAATGTGGGTCAAGTGATGGTAATGTAAGACATTCTGAAGGGTATAGCTTTTGTTTTTCTTGTAACACTAGATTTGGAGAGCAAATGGAACATGAAAAAGTAATACCTATACCTACTGAAAGTAATATAAAAACTGTAGGTGTAACAGGTGCATTGACTGAACGTAATGTTAGTAAGGAAACTGCACAGAAATATCATACACAAGTTAAGGTGAATGGTAACATGAATACACATCACATTTATAAATACTTTGATAGTGGTGGAAACAATATTGGTAATAAGATTAGAGATGTAGCTACTAAAAACATGTGGGTTGAAGGTAGTGTTACTGATGCAGTATTGTTTGGACAAGATTTATTTACAGGTGGTGGCAAGTATATTACTATTACTGAAGGTGAAGTAGATGCTATGTCTGCCTATGAATTATTAGGTAGCAAATGGGCATGTGTTTCTATTAAGACAGGTGCAGGGTCTGCTGTACGTGATTGTAGAAAAGCATTTGAATACTTAGATAGCTTTCAAAATATAGTTATATCATTTGATATGGACAAGCAAGGTAGAGAAGCTAGTGAGAAAGTAGCACAGCTATTTAGTCCTAACAAATGTAAGATAATGAACATGGAATTTAAAGATGCTAATGAGTATCTGAAGATGGGTAAACGTGAGAAGTTTTCACAAGCATGGTGGAACGCAGAACCTTTTACTCCTGCAGGAATTACAAACCTTAGAGACTTAGGTGATTCATTATACACAGAAGAGTATTGTGAAACAGTACCATATCCTTGGAGTAAGATGAATGAAAAGACTTATGGTATGAGAACAGGTGAGTTAATTACGTTTACATCTGGTGCAGGTATGGGTAAGTCTTCTATTATGAGAGAACTTATGCATCACTTACTCAAGAATACAAAACATAACATAGGTATCCTTGCATTAGAAGAGAGTATTAAAAATACTGCATTTAATATTATGTCAGTAGAAGCTAATGCTAGATTGTATATCAAAGAGATTAGAGATAAGTTTAGTAGAGAACAGTTACAAGATTATCAAAAGAATACAGTTGGTTCTGGTAGGTTCTTTGCCTTTGACCATTTTGGTTCTATTGATAATGACGAGATACTATCACGAGTAAGATACATGGCACAAGCATTAGAGTGTAAGTGGATATTTGTTGACCACTTATCTATACTTGTATCAGGTCAGGAAGATGGAGACGAAAGAAAGTCTATTGATGTATTGATGACTAAGCTACGTTCACTTGTAGAACAAACAGGTATTGGTATGTTATTAGTATCACATCTACGTAGACCATCAGGTGATGCAGGGCATGAGAATGGTAAGGAGATTACTCTATCACATCTTAGAGGTTCAGCATCTATTGCTCACTTGAGTGATGGTGTTATTGGATTAGAAAGAAATCAACAAGATGATGATGAAGTTAAATCTAACACAACTACGATTCGTATATTAAAGAATAGATATACAGGTGAGACAGGAGTAGCTACACATTTACATTATAATAAAGAGACAGGTCGTATGAAAGAGATTGACAATCCCTACGAAGTAGATTATAATGCAGAGAATAATGAGGAGGTACCATTCTAATGAAGTGTATGTATTGTGAAACAGAATTAATACATGGTGGTGACCATGATGGAGAACAAGAAGATGATTACGATATAGTTAGTAATTTAAGTTGTCCTAAATGTGATACTCATGTATATGTATATCATACTTTTCCTAATGATGATGATACTAATATACAACAAGATTTATTTTCACCAGATATGTGGGAACACTATTGTAATACAGAAAAAAGTATGATGGAAGTAGGTAAAGGTGAACCTTGTAATTGGTGTGGAAAGGAGGAAGAAGATTGTGAAAGTTGTACTTGATATAGAAACAGACCAGATAAATGCTACAGTAGTAAACTGCATTGTTGCTAAAGATATTGAGACAAATGTATCTACAGTATTTGACCCAAGTAATATGCATGTATTTAAGAATTGGTCTAAAGATATTGACCAATACATTATGCACAATGGTTTATCTTTTGATGCACCTGTATTAAATAGACTACTAGGTACAAATATTAAACCTTCACAGGTATTAGATACATTAATACTATCACAGTTATTTAATCCATTGCGTGATGGTGGTCATGGACTACGTGCTTGGGGTGATAGATTTAATTTTCCTAAAGGTGATATAGAATCTTTTGGAAGATATACAGAAGAATTAAAAAAATATTGTATGCAAGATGTAGATATAACACATAAGTTGTATGAACATTTAAAGAAAGAAGGCAAAGGTTTTTCTAGGTCTTCTATTGATTTAGAACATCAGGTCAGAGTTATTATTGACCAACAAGAAAAGAATGGATTTGCATTAGATGTTCGTAAAGCTATGTCTTTATACAATACATTAAAAGATGAAGCTAGTGCTTTAGAAACATGGGGCAAGACACACTTTGACCCTACAAGAAAAGACTTAAAAACAAAAACAAAATACATACCTTTTAATATAGGTTCACGACAACAGATATCTGATAGATTACAAGAGCTAGGTTGGAAACCTAAAAGTCATACTGATAAAGGTAATGTAATTGTTAATGAAGAAGTTTTGAATAGCATAGACTTAGAAGAAGCAAAGAAGTTTGCTAGGTATTTGTTATTACAAAAAAGAATTGCACAGATTAAATCTTGGATTGAATCGTGTAATGATAAGGATGGTAGAGTACATGGTAGAGTTATGACATTACGTACTGTAACAGGTCGTATGGCACATAACAGTCCTAACATGGCTCAGATTCCTGCTGTTCGTTCTCCATATGGTAAAGAGTGTAGGGAATGTTGGACTGTTGACAATCCTTACACTCACTCCATTGTAGGTACTGATGCTAGTGGTTTAGAACTTAGATGTTTAGCACATCTTATGGATGATGCAAAGTTTACTGAAGAAGTTTTAAATGGTGATATACATACAGCTAATATGAAGATGGCAGGTCTAACAGATAGAGACCAAGCTAAAACATTTATATATGCTTTTATGTATGGTGCAGGTGCATCTAAGATAGGTAAGATAGTAGGTGCAGGTGCTAAAGAAGGACAGATATTAATAGATAGGTTTCTTTCTAATATGCCTACTCTTAAAAGAGTTAGGGATAGTGTAACTGAAACAGCTAAGAGAGGTAAGATAAGAGGTATTGATGGTAGACTATTACATGTACGTTCTCCACATAGTGCATTAAATACATTACTGCAAGGAGCAGGTGCTGTTGTATGTAAGTTGTGGTTAATAAACATGAATAAAAGAATAGTACAAACAGGTGTTGATGCTAAGTTAGTTGCATCTATACATGATGAATACCAATATGAAGTTGCAAAGAAAGATGTAAAAAGATTTGGTAGTATTACCAAAGATGCTATGAAAGATACAGAGCATCAGTTGAAGATGAAGTGTCCATTAGATAGTGAATGGAAGGAAGGTGAGACATGGGCAGAGACGCATTAGTACAAAAAGAATTGTTTAATGATTGTGAATCTATTGATACAAGCAAACCATTAAAGACGTGTGTTAAATGTAATAAGACTAAACCATTAGATGCATTTCAAAGTTATGGTCATAATCAAAAGACTACAGGATTACCTTCTACTGAAAGAGTTTGTAAATCGTGTGCTAATGAGAGGAATAGACAAACAAGACAATTAAGATTAGTTACTCCTCCTCCACCTAAAGATTATAGATGTCCTATTTGTTTGACAAGTGCTGAAGAAAACAAGCAAAGAAATAATCAATGGTGTTTAGACCATGACCATAATACAGGAGAAGCTAGAGGTTGGTTATGTAATAAATGTAATTCAGCTTTAGGTTGGTTTGACGATAATATAAATTTTTTAAAAAGAGCAGTAAAATATTTGGAGAATAACAATGGTAACAGTTAAAGAATTTAAGGGAAGACATGACCACAAAGATTATATTAAACGTGGTATTAAAACAGAGAATTTATTTATAAACGAAGCAATTAAATTAGGTTATGAAGTTAAGGTTGCTTCTGATTCTCAGAATATGTCTGACCATATTGATTTAATTTTAATGAAAGGAGATGAAACATTTACAGTAGATGTAAAAGCAAGAAGAACAGGAACAGATAAGTCAAAAGGTTTTGATGACTTATGGACTGTAGTGGAGTTCAAGAATACTATGGGTAATCCAGGTTGGTTATATGGCAAATGTAATTATTTTGTTTTTGAACAGGAAGATGAATATGTTTTTGCTAACTCTGAAGAGTTAAGAGAGTTGTGTCACGAAGTTGTAGACTTAAATAATAAGGTTAAGTATTTTCGTGAAGCAAACTATAAAGTTTGGGGTAGGAGTTACCAAAACAAAAAAGATTTAATGTCTAGAATAGAAATGTCAAAAGTATTACAATTAAAAAGTACATTTAATTGGAAAAAAAGTCTTGACTTTTCTACTAGAGTATGTGATAATTCTATTTTAACAACAATAAAGGATAATAATATGAGTGTAATAAAAGGTAATGCCCATTGGGCAAGTATAACAAGTCCAAATACAACATTTGATTCAGATGGTGTGTGGACTATTGATGTTGGTAATCTTGATGAGAAGAATAAGAAGATTGCTTTAGGTGATGGAATCTCTGTGAAGAATAAAGGAGATGACAGAGGTGACTTTGTTACTATCAAAAGAAAAGTAAGAAGAAAAGATGGTAACTTAAACAAATCTCCTGAAGTTGTAGATGCTCAAAAGAGAGCAATGATTGGTACATTAATTGGTAATGGCTCTGAAGTTAATGTATTATACTCTACATATGAGTGGGAGTTTGGTGGTAAGTCTGGTGTATCTGCTGATTTAAGAGCAATACAAGTAACCAACTTAGTACCATACAATACTGATGCAGATGCTGATGAAGCATTTGGTGTAGTTGAAGATGGTTTTGTATCTAAGGAAGCTGACGAAGAAGTTTCTTTTGCTAGTTAATCTCTAACCTAGAAAGGGTAGTGCCTTGTATTTATTGCAGGGCACTATATTAGATATGAAAACAATAGATACATTAGTAGAAGATATATATAATTTATTTGACCCTATGATTACGAATACTATAGATGATAAAGAATTAGATAAACATCTAAAAGAATTTACAAAGAACGTAACTAATAATATTAAAACTGTTTTAAATGAACAACCTAGAAAGCAAAGAAGATTATCTTTATCAGCTATAGGTAAACCTACT